GCTCCTGCGACTGGGCTTGAACCAGTGACCGTCCGATTAACAGTTAGAAAGTCTGATAGAATATCCCTTGGAACGATTGGGCAAAACGGCTTTATTCCAACGGTTTAACCTCACTTGAGGGTCACATGACCATCACTTGCAGGTCAAATGGAAGTCTGAGAATGTCTGAGAATATGGAGGCAAGGAGGTAATCATGGCACGCAAAGCAAGAAACGGCATCGTCTACCCATACAAAGTCGAACGGAAAAAGAAGCTGGCCGATGGCACAATCAAGGCTTACCCCAGCTTCGAGTTCAAGATCGACGGGAAGACCTACAGCTGCAAGAAGTACGCCGACGCGAACCGGCGTCTGACCGAACTGCTCCAAGAGCGAGCCAAATTCGGCAGCACCAGCAACACGTCAGTCACGTTGGGCGCATATTCGGAACAATGGTTGGAACGACGGCAGAGGGATGCAGACCCGAAGACGTTCGCCAACTATCGAACCATCGTCCGCAAGCATCTGCGCCCGTACCATTCGCAGAAAATGTCGAACCTGAACGCCGCAGTCTGCGACCGCATCGTAAATGGCCTTACCGTCGCGAAGACCATCGATGGCAAGAAAATGCACGTGAAGGCCAGTCTCAGCCTCCGCCGCCAGACGCACACCACATTGAACCAGATTTGCAGTGCCGCCGTAGCAGATAGGATTCTTCCCACGAATCCGATGGGTGGCGTTCCTACTCCGAAGGACAAGGACATCAGTCTTGCCGACGAGCGCAAGAACGAAGCGCACGAGCGTACCGCATTCACCGATGACGAGGCGAAGCGTATCCTCCAAGCCGCCAATGAGTTGGGCATCCGCAAGGGTGCGAGGGAATGGTTCAGACTATGCACCGGTATGCGCCCAGGCGAAATCTTGGGGGCTTCACTCCAAGACCTCGAACTGACCACCACGGCAAACGGCATCCCCTACGGCGAATACACCGTCAACTGGAAACTGGAGGAGTTGAAGAAGGAGCACGGTTGCGGCGAACCAGACCGTAAAGGCGTGTACCCGTGCGGATACAAGCGTGGTGCCGCATGTCCGCAATGGAGGTGGCGTATTCCAGACGGCTTCGACATGATCGAGTTGCAAGGCCGCTGGTGTCTCACGCCGCCGAAATCCAAGCGTGGAAGGAAAGTGCCAATCATTCCCGCATTGGCGCAGACACTCGAAGCATACTTGGTGGATACCGCTGAAATACCGAACCCGCATGGACTCCTGTTCCGTCATGATGACGGCTCGCCCATCGAGCCGGAAGAGGATATCGAACAGTTCCGCAAACTGTTGGAAGCGGCGGGAGTACCCAATGCGGAGCATAGGAGCCGTCACGAAACCCGTCATACCGTCGTTACCATCCTGATGTCTATGGGTGTTGATGTCGGACTGGTGGAGGAAATCGTGGGCCATTCAAGCAGACTCATGGTGGAACATTACCGTCATGCCGGGTTGAAGGAACGGTTGGCCGCAATGGAAACGATGAACTCCGCATTAGACTTGAAGCAGATAGAACGGGCTGGCGAATAGAAGCCCTAAAACGCAGAAACGCCCCTCCCCCAGCGTAATCGCTGAGAGAGGGGCAAACTTGTACAGGACGTACTAGTTGGGCATAGTATTCTTTCATTTCTCTAACATCATGTTAGAGAAATGAAAGGTTTCTACTCGGAATACTTTGCCTTCAACTCGCTGACGCCAATCAAAGCGCCAACCAAGACGGCCAGAGCGTTCAACGTGGTCACGATCTGGTCAACGCATGGAAGGTTCCATGCTGGGCCGACCACATGCACGAACACAGCCAAAGCGGGCAACGCGATAAGCGCCAACCACTTCAGCACCTTGTACGCTTCGTCCGGCAGGATGTAGTTGTTTTCTTCGCCTGTTTCTTCCTGCGGCTTTTCGCCGTCATTCTGAGTCTCCTTGACTTCATCGACCATAATCGGTCTCCTTACCAGTAGAGGGTTTCGCCTGGATAGATCAACGCCGGGTTGCCCGAACGATAACCGTGGATGCTGTACATGTTCACTCTGTAGTATCCGGCGATGCCGCTCAACGTGTCACCGGAGCGGACGGTGTAACGGTGAGTGCTGTACGTGTTGCTGACCGGCTGACGTGCGACGCCGGTACCACGACGGCAGACCGTCTCGCCAGCGTAGATGATGTTCGGGTTGCCCGAACGATAACCTGTGTACTGGTTCCAGCTGCCGCCATTACGTGCAGCGATGGTGCTCAATGTGTCGCCACTCTTGACGGTCACGCAGACGCTACCGCAGTTCGTGTTGGCCGGAGCGCTCACTGTCGAGCCTCCACCCAAACGCTGGTTCACAATCGCCATCACCGTGTCATACGCGCCGCCAAGAGCCTGACGGCGCTCATTGCCGTTGCCGTACACTCCACGAATGACCTTCGTGGCCATGTCATTGTAGTCGGGCGTGGCAGTGACCTGCGGCCTGACCGGATCATGCCTCACCTCGGCATGGGTCTTACCCCTATCGCCGTTAGCGATCTTCTGCCAAGCGTCACGCTCACCGAAGAACAGGTTCAAGTCCAACGGGCCGACACCGTTCAGATAGCCGGTGGACGCGTACTGCACCATGCCCTCGCCCTTGCTGCCGGCATTCCACGGAGTGGACTGCCAGCCGGTCGCGTTCATGCTTGCGTACTGCGCCTTCCACAGCATGCAATGGGCGCGCACGTCGGACGGAATCTGATACACGGCGGAATCCTGCACGTACACGATGGGCCAGACCTTGGTACGCGAATACACCTGGTTGACCCACTGGCGCACCCAGTCGCCGTTGCCCCAAGCTGCGTTGCCGTTGGACTCCCAGTCCAACGCGAGCACGCACTGGCCCACATAACCGTCGAACTGGTTGAGATAATGGTTGACCTCGGCGGTGACGTTGCCGCCGTCCGCGTAATGGTAGCCTCCGCAAGCCTTGCCGGTCTGCCGTGCCCAATCGGTCTGGCTGCGCCAAGACGGGTTCACGTAGCCGCCACCCTCGGTGATCTTCACGATGGCCGCGTCGGCGTCCACCACGCGCGTCACGTCGGCGGACTGCCATCCACTCACGTCGATGACGTTCATGTTCGCGCTGGCGACCGGCGCGACAGCTACGCACAGCACCGCCGCCAACGCGGTCAACGGCCTGCCCATATGCCGACGCAGACGCTTGTGCTTCGGCTTGCCTTTGTTGTTGAGGATGCCCACATCCTCTCCTTCCCGCCCCCAAGTCAAGGGGCAAATAGAAAAGCCATCCCGAAATGGGATGGCTTTGAAAACTGGTGTGAAAATCAATGCCTGTGCGCGCCATGATTGAAGACGAGCAGCAGCAGGTAGGTGCCGCCCGCGATCACATGAGGTGCGTCAATTCCTGTCCTCCTGTATGTGCGCGTCGAGGATGTCGTTGCGCATTTCCGTGCCGACGCCATTGCCTCCCAGACCGTGGTAGGCGAGATATATGCGTTCGGCGGTCTGTTTCGCCTCGACGGTGCATACGCCGCCGTTGTCCACCATTTGTTGGTGCAGCAGTTCAAGCTTGCAGAACAGCAGCTCCTTCACGCCCTCGTGCAGAGGGTCGCGCCTGTTGTCGATTCTGTCGAGCACCCATGGGACGAACGCTCCGAAACCACCGGAACCGATGATGGCGACGATGATGGTGATTGCTTCCTGATTCACCTATGCCTTCTTACGTCAGAACCACGGGTCGAGAAGGTTCTGCCGCACCTCCGCGCGGTATTCCTCCGGCACTTCGTCCAACATCTTGCGTCCGGCCTTGACCAGACGGGTGTACATGCGGACCGCTGCGGCATGATTGAATCTGACCATTGTTCTCACTCCTTGTCCTTGTTGTCGGCGGAATCGTCGGCGATGTTCTTGCCGCCGTCGTTGGCATCGCCGCCATCGGTCTTGCCGGTGTCGGAATCGGTGGAATCCGTCGTATCGCCGTCCTCGCCCGCCATCAGGTCGGCCAGCAGTTGCGCGTTGTCCAGTGAGGACTGCTCCAGCGCAGTGATGCGGTCGAGCACCGGCTGGGAGCTGGTGACGTCGCCTTCGAAGAGCATGTCGGCCTGCTCGATGGCCTCCTGCTCCTGCAAAGGGAGCACCTGGTAGGATTCGATGGCCGTCCATTCGCTCCATGCCGGCATCTGGTCGGTGGCCTCGTGGTCGACCTGCCTGATGTTCTTGCGGATGCGGATATCGGCCAGTCCGTCATCGCGGAGATGGTAGTCCACCTTTTCCAACGGTGTTGCGGAAGAGACGTTCTGAATCATCTGTTATCCTTTCTTTCGGCTTGCCGCGACGGTGTTTCTGGCGCGGCGGACGATTTGATCGACGTTGTTTCGACGCCGGTATTGGATGGAATCGCTGTTTTTGAGCCAGCCGTAATAGCTGGCGCAACGGTATGCGAGCCGAAGACTCGTAGGATTCCGCGCGTATCGGCGGAATGAGCGTCGTGCGCGCAGGAAGATACCCGCCCTGACGCCGGTATGGTCGGGCCAAAAAGTGAAGCCCACCATGTCTATTGGTTCCATGCCGACATGCTTCACGTTCCATGTCGGGTGAATCTCCAAGCGGAGCGTGTCATGCAGATAGGCGCGGACGCGTTTGACTGCGATGGTCAGGTCACGCTTCGAGCGGCCGATAAGAAGCACGTCATCCATGTAGAAGAGCATGTGGGTTATGAGCCGTCTCGTGGTCATCTCGCCCGTCCTGCGGTCCACACGCTCCTTGCTTAGATGCCGTTCACAGAAATGGTAGGCATACGAAAGGTAATAGTTCGCGAGCCATTGGCTCAGATACGAGCCGATGTTCAACCCGTCATCGCCCGCGTATTGGTCGATGAGATGGAACGTCAAATCAAGCAGCCGCCTGTCCCCCACGTCCCTTGCGAGCAACTGTTTCAACACTTGACGGCTGATGCTCGGATAGCATTTGCGCACGTCCAGTTTCACGAACACTTTGCTGGACGGTTCGCGCACCCATTTCCTGATCGCGCGACGCGCGTCGGCTATGCCCCTGCCGGGAACGCTCGCCGTCTGCCATCTGCCGACCTTCGCGCGGAACAATGGCATCAACGCCGTACCGCAGACGTAATCGTAGATCTGATGGCGGATGCTTTCGCGTCCGATGACGCGTATCTTGCCTGAAATCGGTTCCACACGGCGGAAGTAGCGGATGGGCGCGAACCTGTATTCGCCGCGCCCTATCTCGTCGGCTATCTGCCATGAAAGCGAATCCAAGTCGGGATGGCGGCTGAGGAAGTCGTTCACGTCCCTGCGGGAGCGTTTGCCGTTAAGGAACCGTTCGATGCAGTCGCGCACGAACGCGGGTTCGGTGATGCGACTGTGCTTGCAATATGTTTTCATAAAAGCTATAAGGGGAATGTTGGCGGCGTTCGCAATGTGCTACCAGCCGCGTGCTTGATTCGATTTTCGGCATGGCCGAGGCTTGCCCTCTCGCATATCCCCGAAAGCGGAGGGTAGTCGTGACGGAAAACGGTTAACCCTTATGTGCGACCGCCGTAGTTCCACCACGCGTTCGAGAGGTCGTTCCTGCCGTTCGCGTTGAACAACCCGCAGTGCGAACCGTCCCTGAGATTGCCACCGCGCTGCAAAAGCAGGAGGAACCCGGCGAAACCGTCACGAATCCCCGAAATATTACCAAGAGTCATACGAGGGTGATAAGGGGGCTTTCGCCCCCTCGCTGGCGCTCACCCCCAACCGCCCGCACTAGGCGTGCGTGCGGCCAAGAACGGATAGGCGACCGCCGCAGGTCCACCACGCGTACGAGAGGCCGTCCCTGCCGTTCGCGTCGAACAACCCGCAGAGCGAACCGTCCCCGAGATTGCCACCGCGCTGCAATTCATGCAGTCCCGGAGCGGAGATCGGGTTGATGATCAGCGCGTCGGTCAGACCGCTGGTGCTTGTCGCGCCGACACCGGTGGGCAGCAGGAATCCGTGCTTTTCGGTGAAGCCGGTCTGCCACTGCCACTGGTTGTCGGTCTTGTCGTTGACGGCTGGATAGTCGCCCACATGCACGTAGTCGGCGGTGATGGCGGTGCCGCTCGCCTTGGTGGTGTCGAACACCTTCCACACTTCGGTATGGCCGGAAGTGTCCGAATCCTTCACGTTCTTCAGGATGATGTCGCCCTCGGTCTCGTAGACTCCGGCGAACAGTTCGATGCCCTGGAGTCTGATCGGCTGATGGGTTTTGGACACGTCCTCGCGGGGGATGCCGTCGTTGCCGAGTACGCCGTCCGTTGAACCGGTCAGGTACGGCATTTGGGTGACATGCATGGCCGTCGTGGTGGTGAAGGCCGCGCCGGACACGTTGATCGCGGTGGTTGCCGAGTCCACGACGGTCTTGGAGATGACCTTGCGGTATGCCGCCGCCTCGCCGGTCTTATTGTCTCCACGGTCGGTGCCGGTGCCGACGCTCACGTAGGAGCCGAGGTCGATGCTTGCCGCGTCAGTGGCCTTGACCAGTGCGCGTGTGACGTTGGTTTCGGCCTTGCTGACGTTGATCTGAGCGGAACCGTTGAAGTCGCCGCCCAAGTGGCGTTCGATGTCCTTGGTCGCGTATTTGAGCATGTGCATGAGCTGCGTGTAGAACGTGTCGGCGGAGGTCTTTCCGCTGTAGCCCTTGCCTTTGCTGGTGGTTACGGCCACGGAGCCTTGTTCGCTCATGGAGGCCGGAATCTGACCCGAGACGGACGCGGCCTTGCCGCCGTAATTGGACAGCGGGTATTTCGCGTACGCCATGCACGGGCGGAGCGAACCGTCCGGCAGCAGCGCGCCCGGCATCGGCGAATAGCCGTCGTACTGGGTGTCCGAATACCAGATGGTGCAATGGTTCGTGTCGAACTCGAACCGGTAGAAGCCGGGAGTGGTGATGACGAACACGTCGCCATTCGACCCGTCCTTCGCGTAATTGCCAGCCAAGCCCTTGATGGCCTTCACGACCGGCGTGCCATCATCGGCCACCGCAACGTTAGCGTCGAACACGCGGAACGCGCTCAAACCAGCGTAATCGTCACGGCCCGCACGATAATTCGTGGACGGTACGACGGTCAGACCGGCATTGTCGCCGACCTTCACGCCGTCCGGCGAATTGGAGAAGCTATAGAGCGGGAAACGCACGCCATACGTGCGCCCGTCACGATGCGCGGCGAAATACTCGCGCACATTCGACACAATCTTCTTTGCACTGTCGTAGGCGAACTTGGTGCCGTCCACGACACCATTCTTCTGCGCACGCTCCAAACGGGCGTAATCGCGCAGGCGCAAAAACTTATCGGGATTAGCCAAAACAAACCTCCTTGAAATCAGGCGTTAATCGTGGACAGGGCCCAATCCACATCGGACTGGTTAATGTCAGCCAACGGATTGCCGGTACCTACCGGCGTGAGCGTGGTCGAATCAACTTCGACCAAATCGGAGAAATTCAAAACCGAAGTCGAATTCGGCACCTGCACGCAACGGACGAGACGCCATAAATCCTCTTTCCCGCCGACAGTCACCTCATATGCGAACGTGCTGTCGGTCGGCGGAACGGTGACGGTCGCCGTGCCGTGCTCGTCCAAACGCACCTCGAACGAGTCACGCACGACGATACGACTGCCGGTCCTGAACTGTTCGGTCGGAACCACATGAATCTTCTCGCCACCCAAGTCCGCTATGCCATCCGCGCTTGGATGCCCGAAATCGAATTTGATCTGAGTCAAAATATCCTCCTAAAAAACAGGGATATGGAACAATAGGAAAACCCACACACACGCCCGTCCAACAACAACACGACGATGTGTGGGATTATTCAACAGAATTGGAAAGGAACCAATGCTTTTCGACACATTCGTGACCACCGTTTGGAAACCCTCATGTGCGAAACTCCGCGAATGCACCAAAGTAGGCTACGAAAGCGCCCTGAATTGCCATATCCTCCCACAATGGAGCGGAAGGGACATGGACGCGATCAGCGTGGCGGACATCGAATCATGGTTGGACTCCTTCGACAAGCCGGGAGCGGCACGCAAGGCCTACGCGGTGTTCCGCGCGATACTACGACTCGCGTTCAAACGCGGTTTGGCCGACAATGACGTGACCAGACGCGAGATACGCCTGCCGCACCTACGACACTATGAGCCGCAAGTATTATCAGCGCCGGAAGTACGACGACTATTGAAAGGGTTCTACGGGCACCCATTGGAAGCGTGGCTATTGGTGTCCGTATGCGCCGGATTGCGCCGCTGCGAGTCGGTCGGCTTGGAATGGGCCGACTTGGATTTGCGTCGCGGCACCGTCACGGTGAAAAGGTCGGTGCAGTGGGTGGCGGGCCATGAGACCGTGACCGAACCGAAGACCGATCTGAGCCGACGTACCGTCGCATTGCCACGGTTCGCGGTCAAACGCTTGGCGGAACTACGCCACGGCACGAAGACCGGACGACTTGTCGGCAGCCTGAACGCGAACCAGGTGGCGAACCACTACCGCAGTTGGTGCAGGCGCATGAAGCTGCCATGCGTGCCTCCGCGCAACCTGCGCCACACGTTCGGCACGTTGGCGATCAAGGCCGGAACCGACATCAGCGTGGTCGCACGACAGCTCGGACACTCCGACATCCAAACCACCGCACGGTATTACCTCAAGCCCGATCTGAGCGTCCTCAAGGACATGCAGAAGGCATGGCAGAAACTCATATTGACCTGCTGAATAGCTTTCCGTAACCCTTGAACGGCAAATCTGGCATGGTCCATACGGCATGACGGTACATATCGCCAAAGTCGGCATGATGGCGTTCGCTTTTGGCAACACGTCCTTCTTATCCGACATCAATACCAACGGCCAAACCGTGCATGAGACGATGGCCGCCGCTTTTCTGCCGGAAGATGAAGGCACGATACTGCTGGAAGGTGTGAACGGGCAGCATGGAGCCTTGTCCTTCGACTCTGACGGCAAGGTCACAATCAGCGGCAGCATGAACCGCGGATACTATTTCCGCGTCTGCGGCTGCTGGCCGGCGAAATAGCTTTCCGTAACCCAGCTATGCCAACTGCAATGGCAGTCCACCGGCTCGTTCGTTCCGTTTGCTTATGGCGCTTCGAACACCATCACGGTCAGGGATGGTTTGATTTTCGTGGACCTGTCTTCGTTCCGAAGCACCGTGAACGTCGGCAACTTCACTGTCTGGATGTTCAAATCGGGCGTGAAACCCTCTAAAACGGTCGGTTTGGGGTGCGTCGCGAACGTGCACGGCACCACGTACGGCAAACAGGCGAACTGGAACACTAACGGGTCGGTGACGCTTATCGGAGGCGTTGGTTCGTCCGATATCGTCCAATGCTTCCCGAGGATTATTCCGGTGCCCGATGGTGTGGAATTCGTCTAGGCCGCCATCCAACAGCCGTGCGCCGTGGAGTAAGCGGATTTCGGGTCGCCAAGCATCTGCACCTTCCCGTCACGCTCGACAAGCAAGCTGAAACCGCAGGACGGAAACGCGATGATGCTCATGTCGGCAAGCGGACGGAACGCTTCTGGGATGGTCTCATTCGCCGTCGAGTAGTTCTGCTGTCCACTGCCGGTGAACTTGACGTTGCCGTTGATCGTGACGATGCGACCGACGCGACACAGAGTGAGGCTGTCGTTCGTATACGGCGGCTTCCATTGCTGGGTTACGGAATCCCACAAAGCCCCTCTCGGCGTGAACAGGCGCACCGGCGTGCCGACCGTGATGCCATTCAACGGGACACGCCAGAGAGGCATGTATGCGTCAACCGCGCCGGACAATATCTTCCCGGACGGAATGGTCGGGTCGGCGGCAGCAGTCGCATTCGGCGAACCCTTCAACACGACCAACTCCACCAGCTCATTACCAGTCTTGGGGTTACGATTGTAGTGCGCGCAAATGATGTCGTTGCGTTTCATGCCCTGCGACCCGTTGGAGATCGTCACCGATTCCGCCGCCGTGATATGCCAGTCCAAACCCTGAATCGACGCGCAGCCGGTGCCGACCGTCGCCCTGTTGGACGAACTCATCGAGCATTTGAACGCGTCGCCCCAGTCGTACACCACGTCAGACTTCGAAAACTTGGCCTGATGGATAATCGCCTTGTCCTCACTTGAGATGTGTGCAACTCCGGCCTTGCCGTCAACCAGTTCGATGGTCACTGTCCAACCTCCTTCAACCATGCTTCAAACGATTCATCATTCTCCTGCATGAACGTCATGAAAGACGCATTGCATTGGGAACACAATTCGTAGATGTCAGGTGCCACATCATCCGCGATGCGGGTCGCCTTGCCAGCCGAATAGCGGCGCACGGTGAACCATTCACGCGCCTCCGTATCGCCAGCGGCGACATAGGCGGTCTTGCCGCACTTGTCGCACACATACTTCGAGTACCCATCAGACTTCACTATCCAATCCTTTCAAACGTGAAACAGCCAAGCGAAGGCAACTGCCTCCACGTCCCGCCGAAATCAACGGAAGGGTTGACACCAGTCGTGTTCTGGACCACGTATCCGATTGGGAACACGACCCTCCCGGAAGCGTCGCCGCCGACATGCGCGCTGATCACACCGTCAACGGAGACTATCGTGCTGCCGTCCACCCTTACGCCACCAAGCACATCCGTGGACGCCTCCGGCAGCGTGTAGGCGTTCGCGCCACGTTCGACCGAAGCGAGCTTCGACCGCTCGCCATCGGTCATCATGCCCGACTTGGCACTGTCGGCCACACTCTTGGCCGCATCGGCGACGTTCCTCGCATCCTCGGCGGTCTGATTCGCCTTGCCGATCTGCGCCGCGAACCCAGAAGCCGTCCTGTCCGCCGACTCGGCGACCTGCCTGACGGAATCCAAATCCTCGGAAGCGACCTCCGCGTTGATCGTGCCGCCTGAAATCGACAGGCCACGGCCAGCCGTCAAAGACACGCCACCACCGGTCGAACCACCGGAAGACGAAGAGGAAGAGGAACTCGTGTAATTCGAATATTCCGTCTTCGAGGAAGCCGCGTCGCCAACCTCATACGATACGGACAGCAAGCCGCCAGACAGTTTCACGATCTTCTTCAACACGACGGCAGTAACCGTCAGACCAGTCACATGATCGCAGCCCGCGACCCTATCGCCCACATCCAAAGACAAGCCGTCATGCACGGTCACATCGACAGCGCCAGCGCCCTGCAAATCCTGCAACTGCTTCTTCGTCTGCTTGTCCAACTCGTCCTTCTCGGCGGACGAATAATCATAGACAGCGGCGATCTCATCCCGACCACCGAACGTGCGAGTATTGGACACCTTGCCGGAACCATCCGCATAATAGTGGACGACAAGACGATTCCTCAAATCACCCTTGCCCAAGCCGATCATATGGTTGATACGCCGGTAATCCTTCGTGATGGAAAAATCAACCAGATCGGAATCGACCGTATCATCATGTGCGACAATCGGCGCGGCATACATCCATACCGTGCCGTCAACCTCCTGAAACATGAGTTTCAGATCATTCGCCGCCAGCATTCTGCGGATGCCATCATATGCGGTGCAATACCGGTCGAACTGGAACGTGGGAATCGTCTTCGTGGAATCCGCGCGAACCTTGAACACGTCAGACAGGCCAATACGGGCCAGCAGGTTCGACAACACCTGATTCACAGGGCCGGACACCTTCAGATAATCCTGCCCCGAATCCGGCTGCAACACCTTACCGGCCAACATGCCATGCCAACTCCGACCAGAATACGTGACCACACTCACGCCATCCGACAGCTCGTCCTTCATATGATCGACAATGCCGCCAACCTCGGTCCCATCCACATAGACAAGACCACGGTCAGGCAACACGGTACCGTCATACAACGTCAGTTCGAAATCATTCTCACCAGACCCCCACGCGCAATCAAACACGCAATCCGAAACCGCATGAAACGGCACGCCATTCTCGTCAGCGCAAATCAAATCAACCAAGTCGGGTCCCCATTCTCCTCGACAATCGTCAGATCAAAACCGAAACCGGAACCCAACTCAACCACGCTCGAACCAGCCGGAATAGGTTGGAAAACATACTGTCCACGATTCAAACCGGAACCGCGCACACCCCACGAAAACACGTTCCGCAGAGAACCATCCGCACCATGCAGCATGATCGACTTCTTCAACGAGTCAACCGCCACGTAAGCGCCAGCCGGAACATCACCATTCAACCGGTACACGTTCCCGCCAATCGTCAACGACGGATTCGAAACGGCCCCATATATGACCAGACGAAACGGCATCGGAACACGCATGCGATTAGACACCATGCATGACGGACGCGAAACAGCCAGATCATAGCCCATGTCTGTCGGCAAATCCAAGCCAGACAACGCAGACCCGGAAACAGGCTGATACGACACGGTATCGGCATTATGCCGCCATACGCCATCCAACAAGACGAACGAAAGCGCGCACACCGGGTCGGAAGAACCAGGATGCGAGGAAGCCTCGGACTTCACCGCATAACACGATTGAGTCCAAACCTCCCCCGCACCATTCACCGCCTCCAACCGTCCCGGCTTGCCTACGGCCAGATCAGCGTCAACAGCCCGCATGAACGAGTCGAACGCAGCCGCATCGCCATAATGCACGTCAACGGAAACCTCCCGACGTTTCCTCGAAACGCCAGTCAACCCGCCGTTACGCACCGTGTAATCCCATTCACGGCCACGCAACTCCAACGCGCCTTCGAAATCAACGGTCTCATAATCCGACACGTCGAACCGTTTACCGGTCAGACCACTCACATACGCAAGCTCACCTGCCACGACTGGCCTCCAATACATCACGGACGAAATCACGCTTGCTCGGCCAAGGACTGCTGTTACGACTGATCTCACCGCCGATACCGTCACGGAAGTCCGCAACCTCACGACGCAGATCGTTCACGGCGGACACCAGTTCACGACTCGAATCAGGAACCTGAACGTTGACCTCATACAAGCCGGACATCATCTTCTCCACACGCCCGCCAGCCGCATACGCGCTACGACTCATATCAACCGCACTACGCGCATACGACGTGCGGGCCTGCGACACCGCCCTGTCCAGATCACCGGTCGCGTTCAACACGTTCAGGAAATTCGGGCCGACAGTACGGTCAAGCTTGCTCGCGGAAGCAGCCCTGATAACATGCTCACCGTTCGACAACCACATTGGAATCGAATCAGACGTGCCAGTACCCGGCCCGCTGATACGACCACCAGTAGCCTTGCCAGCCTTGGAGCCCTCGAAGATGCCCTTGATGTGGACAGTAACCCAATTCGACACGCCGCTAATCCATTTATTGGCCGACGCCACGGCAGAGGAAAGCGAACCATCGACATGGCCCTTAAATCCGGTGTTATGACTATTCGGTACGGAACTGATATTGCCTTTGGCGGAACCAATCGCACCAGCAGTATTGTCCGTCGCATTCACGTTCGTACCATGACTATTCGGTACGGAACTGATATTGCCTTTGGCCGTACTGGTTGGGCCACCAGTGTTGTCCGTGGCTGTCAGCTTGGAATCGACATGCCCATACTGCTCTTCATAGGCACCCATCGTCAGTCTCGCAGAACCAGCACCATTCGCGGTATCGTCTGTTGCGGTGATGTCAGTGTTCTTCACATCTGGAATCAAACTCAACGCGATTCGCAAGGCATCAACCTCGCTCTTACCAGAGGAAGTCGCCTTCAAGTAGGCTTCTTTAATCTCAGGAACCTGCCAGATGGCATCCCTTAACGCATCCAAATCGGACTTGCCTTCGGATTTCGCCTTGACAAAAGCATCCTTCATCGTCGGAATCGAAGAAATACTCTCTTCCAACGCTTCGGTATCACTCTTGCCTTCGGTGATGGCCTTGAGGTAAACCTTCTTCAACGCGGGCACCTTCATGACGGCATTGGTCACATCATTGGCCGCGACAATCGCCAGCTTGTTATCGCCGGTAATCACGACCGTATGCTTGCCATCGGAAAGCCTCTGCACCATGTCGGACAACTGGGTGGCATCGGTCTTACCCTGCCAGATGGAGTTCAACAGAATATCCTTGACCTGCTTACGTGTCCCATCGGGGAACAGGTAGCTCATACTGTCAACGACATTTGCCAGATTCTCCTTCGCTTCCAACGATTGAACGTTGATCTGTGTGGTGACTTCCTTCGGAGTCATCAACAGACTTGAGTTCAATCCGTCAACAGCAGCGGCGTCCAAACCAGCGGCACTGGCCTGAGCGTTGAAGTTGCTGGACAATTCCTTCTGCTTGGCGAGCACATCCTTCTGCGATTTACCTTGCTTGATCATCGCATTCAGGTAATCGTTCGAACTGGAAGCCAAAGCGGTCAACGAGTCGGCGGCGGTACGGCCAGCCTCAGTCGTATAGTCGAAATCCTTTTTCTGGGCGTCCCAGACCTGTTGGCCTTTGGAATGAAGATCATTTACGGTCTTCATCGCCTCGCCAACCTGCTGCAACGTCTTCGCATAACTGCTGGACGCGGCAGCGGCCTGAATGTTCGCGTTGCGCTGGGATTCAACCTGCGAAGCCAGAGAGCTTGTCACGGTAGCCAACCGCTCTTTCTTCTCGGTGGCGCTCAATAGCCCATCCGCGATGGACTGCCAATCCTGACCCTCATCACGAAGACGATCAACCCAACCAGCGCTTTTGCCAGCGGCAGCGGCCTGCGTCTTGATGGACTTCTCGATCTCATCGTTGTAGTTCTGGGCGTCAGCCAAAGCGGTCTTCGCGGCCTGGTGCATGTTGGTGGACTTCTGAAGCCTGTTCATACTGCTCATATCGAACACGGTCGCGGAGTTCTTGTCAGCCGAAGCCTGCTTGTTTGTCTGGGTCGTCATCCGCTGCAACGCCTTGATGTAGCTGTTGTAGTCACTCTTGCTGCCGGACAGTTTGCGTGCGACCGAATCCTCGTTCTGACCGAGCATCTGCAATGCAGAAGACATGCTATCCACATTCGACGTTCCACGCCAGAACTTGTCCCAAGAGGAATCCGAAGTGGAGAAGTTGGATTTCAGTGTGGAACCGAAGTTATCCAGCCGGTTCTTCAACCCCTCAAGCGAGGAAACCTGAGTTGACAAAGCGTCAGGCGTTGCCTTAGCCGCCTCGTTGAACGATTCGATGTTGGCTTTGACCTGTTCGACATGCTGGGAATACGCGCTGAACGCCGTGCCAGCGGCAGCGAGACCAGCCGTCAATGCGATGCCGGTAGGACCGCCAAGCATATCCAATAGGACGGTGCCGGTATCCTTGGCGACGCTCTTCAAGCCGGAAAGCTTGCCCTTGACGGGTTCGGCGTTGTCGTCCAGGCTTCGCAGACCCTTGCCAGCACTACTGGCGTTATTGCCCAACAGGACAGCCCCCTCGGCTGCAAGACGGGCCTCCTGACCAGTCTTTGCCACCTTGGAAGCGGTCTTCTCAGCCTGCTCCCCCATCTGCTCCATACCCTTGACGGAGCCGGTGAACAAGCCCGCCACATTGCCATACGCCATCGCGCCGCCTGTGACCTCAGCCGTCGTCTCGTTACGGGAAAGACGAGCCATCGCGGAAATCAACTGGGAAGCCTTGACCTTCGTGCCATCCATCGTCACACCCAACTGGCGCAACGTGTTCTGATACTGCATCGTGCTCCGGATGTTCTCCAAAGCGCCGCTCTTCAACGCCGTCCAAGCTGACTTGACAGCACGGCCGAACGTCATCCACAAGCCCAACATGCCCTGAATTGGGGCTGGCAGCTTCGAGAAGGCGTAACTCAACGCACTTGTCGCATTGGCGATGGCCTCAATCGTGGGAGCGGCAGACTTCAACGAGTTGGCAAGCGTGCCGCCGAACGTCTTCGACAACTGGCCCGCCATGCGGACAAGACTCGAAAACATCGGAGACGTGGACGCGAGACTGGAAGTCACCATGCTCAGACCATCACGCACATCACCGGAGAACGTGCGGATGCTACCCGAAGTGCCGGAAGCCAGCTTCGAGGTGTCGGACACGAAATTACCGGTCAACTGACCAAGATTCGTCATCGTACCGGCAAGATCGTTCCGCGACTCGTTCGCAGCATGTCCGATATCGGCGAAAGCGTCACGCACGCCCTTCTGGGCGTCCCTAGCGCCAGTCACCCAAGCACGTAACGTATCCTGAGCGCTCATGGAGTTAATCGCACGGTCTGCACGCTGCAACACGCTGCTGAACTGCTCGATGCCATTCTGGTATTGGGCAATCGGAGTGAACACACCTTGCGCGATACCCTTCAACGAGCGAAGGGACGAGCCAAGATAACCAGCCTGCTCCTTGACTTCGGACATGGCCTTGTCAACACGGTCGGAGTCGTCCATCACGTTCTCGGCCCACTTGGCGAACCAAGACGCATCCTCGCTCAACCATTGTGTGAACTGCGGCAGATACTTGCCGCCGACCATGCCGATATGGGACAATGCGGTAATCAGGGATTCGGCACCGGGAACGAGATTGTCCATCGACTCGTTCGCACGGTCGAAGACGGCTGGCAGCTCGTTCGCCTGATAGGACGCTTTCACGGCGAGCATGAGCTTTTCGACTATCTCGCCCTCATGCTTGGCGAGAGTGCTCATCTCCGGTACCAGCGAATCGCCTATCGCGTTCGCCGTATCCATGATGGCGGGCTTCGCCTTGCCATAGAACGCATCCTGCACGCTCTGGGAAAGCTGTGATAGCTTCGTGTTGGCGAAGTCGATCTGGCTGCTCCATGTCTCGCCCTTGTCGCCGTAGATCATCTTGAAGGACGCGAACACGGCGCCTAAGCCAGTCAACGCGGCGGGAGCGGCATAAGCGGCCTTGGAAAGGCTCACGATGCTCTTACCTAATCCGCCGACCGTACCGGAGACGTTCACTGCACCAGCGCCGATATCGGACAATACGGTGCCGACAAGCGCTAGACGTGGAACCTTCTTGTCCAACGTGTCAAACAGGTTCACAAGATTCTGGAACTGGTTCTCGACACCCTTCAAGCCGGACGCGCCATACGTCATGCCGTTGAGAATCTTGCCGATGTCAGTTCCATGGAACTTGGCGAAGATGTCAATCGTGCGTGGGCGAGTGAAATACGCGAGATGGGCGCGGGCCAAAGCGGTCTCAAGATCGACATCCATATCAAGGGTGTCGTTCTTTTCTTGGAACCTCTTCAGTTCCTCCTCGGCGTGCTTCTTGTCGATATGGAGCTTCGCCGGAATCTCCGCATCGGGATTGGACTTCAGCTTCTCCGCATATCGGCGCATCTCAGCTTCGACGTTCGAATACTCGGCCTTCAACGTGACCGGAACATCGAGCCTCTTATGCTCAAGCTCCCGCATGGTGCGACGTATCTCGTCAGCGCCATCCTCGTAGAACTCGACCTTCACACGCTGCGACTCGAACCGTTCGATATCACGGTTCAGACGGGCGAAATCACCTTCGACATCGACCTTTACCCGCGCCTTCGGATTATCCTTCAGAAGACGCTGGTAATAAGCCAGCTGACGGTACATCTCCCGCAGTTCCGCCTTCAACGTGACCGGAACATCGACGCCGCGACGTTTGAACGCCTCGATCTTCGACTTGACCTCACGCAGATTCTCCGCGACGAAACGCAGACGGATATCCTGACGGTTACGGACGCCGTTCCTCGAATACAGGTCGGCGAGACGCTTCTGGAAATCGGAACCCTCAAGACGGGTCGCCTTCGTGACCGGACTCTTCTTCAGCTTCTCGATACGGTCATCGATCTCGCCAAGCATCTTGACGGTACGCTTGTACTCGTCAAGGTCGAACCAGTTCCGGTTGTTCCGCTTCATGGCGGACACGTCGGACTCAAGCTCCTTGCGCACGCCACGATACGTGTCGATAAGATTCTCGGCCTCACGCCGCGACTCCGCGAACTGCTCGCGGGCGATGGCCGTGGAGTCAACCGGACGGGACCACTCGTCCCTAGCCTTCTTCGACTCGCGGGCCATCTCGGCCTGCTGCGCCTCGATCTCCTTCGCGAAACGCGACGACGCGACCTGCTGGCCCTTGAACCAGTCGGCATACGTCTCCTGCTTCTGATGCAGTCCCAAAGCCGTGTCACGGGCCTTGGAGAAGTTCGACAGCGAATTGCCAGCGGTGACGATGCTCTCCTCAAGGGCACGCACCTGACGGGTCATCTTCGATACACGCTTCGCATCACCATCGGACGCGATGTCCACAAGCGACGACTGCGCCTTACGGAGCCTGCCAAGCTCCTTCTCCTGACCAGCGAGCGCCTTGTTGACCGCCGTGGCCTGCTTCGCGGCTTCGCGTTCCTGCTTCCACAGATCGGATGTCGGGAGCTTCTGCGTCTTCATCTCAAGGCGTTGCGCGTCGAGGCGTTCGACTTCGCGGGTGGCCTTGGCGAGGTCGCCTTTCAGTCCGCGAATGTCGTTTCGGGTCTTGACGATTCGGTTGGACAGTTTCTCGAATTGGCGTATCTGCTCGTTGGAGAGGTGTTCGTTGCCTTTGATGAGTACACGGACCTGCTGGTACAGGTCCATCTTCTTCTCGCGGTACTTATCGACGGTCTTGTCGAGGCTTGTCGCGAACGAAAGCTGTTCGGTTTTTTGGAGGGCCGACTTCTTGAAGAAGGATGTGTCGGCCATCTCGCGGCCTTTGGCGTCGAACGCCCTGACCGTCTGGTCGAGGTTCTTTTCGATCAGCTTCGAGTTCAGCAGCCCGTTGCCACGGAGGGCCGTGTTGGTGCGGGAATTGAACTCGGACAGGCCCCGGCTCAATTTGGACGAATCGAAGTCCGGTTTGAGCGAGAGTCCGCGACGAAGGCGCTCCTCCTGCTGTTCGAACCGTTTCATCCACGGGTCGATGTTCTTCGTATTGGGTTTGAAATTGAACTGTATGGAGGCGTTCTTGCCGTTCCATTCGCGGTAGGCGCGTTCAAGCTGGGCGGTGTCAGGTTCGAATACCGCGTTCACGTCGAGGTCGTTTATGCCGCGTGCGGCCTCCTCGACCTGACGGCGGAAACCCTTCGTATCCGCAGTGACACGAACGACGACCGTACCGGCGCGATGCTCGCCAGCCATAGGCAACCCCCAGAAAGAAAGACGGAAATAGAAACCCCCACGGGAATGTGGGGGTTTGTTCAGAATCAGGTCATGTGGAACTTCGTGAACATGCGTTCGAAGTTCTCCGCTGTACCTTCGTTCTCCCGGCGAGGCGGCTCCTTGTCAGCGCCGGGAGGGAGCAGTGGATGCGGTTTGGCATTCTTGCCCCCGTATTTCGCGGTAATCACCGCGTTCATCATGTTGCGAACCTCAACGGCGACCATCGTCTTCGAATCCCACCCAAGCCATGGCAGTACGGTCGGCTTGTCTGTCTTGGATTCATCGGACGTGGTTGGAGGCTCGTCCTCCAATATCCGCGCCCTGTACAGGCTGTCAGGCATTGCCATCAGCCCCGCCGCGAGGCGTTCGGCGCGAGTGGGATTCATCCTCGCGCCGGTTATGTCCAGACCATAGAAACGTTGGAAGTCGGAAGTCAGTTCGACCGGGTGGACGCGGACTTGCGCTTCGAAGCGATCGATTTTCCCAGTTGGTCCGTGTAGAACATGAGAATCGCCTCGATGAGCCAGAACAGTTCATCCAATCCGATGCCGGTCGTCCACTCGTCAACCTTGTCCGGCTCGTCGGTCAGCGACTTGACCCAATCCAAAGCCGTGCCGACGAACTCCATACGCTCGTCGATCTTCGCCTCGATGTCGTCTAGGGACTTGGCTTCGGGGCCGTTGAGGTCGGAGTTGAGCGTGAAACCGGCCATGCTGGACAGTTTGCGCAGTTGTGCGGCCTGCTTGAACGAGAGGCGTTCAGCAGGGGCCAGAGGCGGCAGAAGCGAGAACAGCGGCTCGTTCTCGCACAGTTCCGTCCAAGTCTCCGGGATACGGAAATCATCGGACTCGGCGGCGGTATTCTCTTCAACGGTCTTGTCAACCATGTTTTCTCCTATCTGAAAGCGTTGAAAATCTCCTATCTTCCGTCAACAAATAACGGGAAAAGACCGGAACCCCCGGATAGGAGAAACAGGGGGTCCGGCGTCAGAGCGAAGAGGAAACAGCCTCGATCAGGACTGCTTCATCTTCGAAGCCTCGAAGAACACAATCGGCTTCTTGCCGGTGACGGTCTCTACCTCGCCGGTCATGCCCTGCTCGACGAAATCATCGCCAGAGAAATCAGGACCGCCATCGAAGGTCACGGAAACCTTGCGGAACAAAGCGCCGAAACGGATGTCCGAATCATCATCGGCGGACTCCTGAGCCAACAGGAACAGGCTGAACGTCTGCGGCTTCTTGGTGATGTCCACGCCGACGCCGCCTTCCTCGTCATTGCCGTTGTAGATCAGCTTCAGAGTGTCGCCATCCAACTGCAACGACTTCGCGGTGATGGTGCAGGTCGAATCGGCGTAAGTGGTGCGCAGGTTCTTACGTGCCCACGAACTATGCGTGGTCGCGTCGCCGCCGTCGAACGAGAACGAAATCTTGTTGTCGGCGGAAGTATGCCCCAGATTCTTCCAAGTGCCACCACCACTGCCCGCTGGAATGGTGTCCGAGTTCAAACGGAACGCCTTAGCGCCGGTAGCCGGAAGAGCGGTTCCGACCGGAGCGTAGAACAAAGTGCCGTAAGTGGCAATCAAAGTAGCGTCGTCATTAAACGCCATCTCATATCTCCTTATAAAAAAAGCCCCGCACGAGGCGAGGCTTGAAAACGAAAAACGGAAAATCATCCGGCGCGAAGCGAATCCTCCGCGCGGACGGTGAACGAGGAAGCGGAATACTGCTTCACCTTCTTGCCCGTGGCCTGCTTGCCGCCAGCGCTTTTGCCGAAACCGGGATTGCCGACAATCCGAATCACACGGCCATAATCGGTACGTCCGTAACGCGGCCATTGCATGATCTGCTGGTACACTTCCTGCGCCAAGCCGAAGGAACGGTCCGCATCGTTCGTGGCGACGATGATGTCGATGTCGCAATCCCACACGCCGGTCGAATGATTGCCGGTCGCCATGGTCGGCGCGTTCGTATGGAACAGCACGATGTTCGAGAACGACGCCCAAGTGTCCACATCGACATCGATCTCGTTGAGCACATGCACGTCGGACCAGTCCGGGTTGCCGGTGAACCCAGCCGTGAGAAGCGTGTACACGAGAGAATCGAAATCGACCATCGGACGCTCCTGCGGGTAACGCTCGTAATCAGGCTGAATCAGCGGCATCAGACACCACCGTTCATACGGGCCGCGTCACGCATCACATGATGTCCCTCGACCCAACGGTGACGCTGCTCGTTCCAAGCGCCCCACTCGTGTTCGACGGCCACGTTCGACCCGTCACGACCCTCGACATCAAGACACACATCCGTGTCGATGCCGTGGTAGCGTTTCTCAAGACTCAAATCCTTGGCGACCGGAATACCCGGGTCACGGCCAACCGCACGCGCGGCGGCGAGCATCCTCGCATCCGCAAGCACCTCGTCGGCCTTCTCCGACGTGGCCTGCGGACCGAACCATTCAGCCACCTTCGTGCTCAGATCACGGTCAATGAAAACTCTTGCCATCGGCCTCACCCCACACATGGTCGTCAGGGTCCGGTTCAGGAGGCTTCGGACGCAACCCCACAGGAATCTGCGAATAGTCGGCGTTACGCCGGATATGCATCTCATAGTGGGGAACCTCGCCATGCTGACGGAACGTCGGAGCGCCGTCAACGTCATAGCAGTCGCCCTGATACCAGACCTCCGTATGGATATCGCCATGCCATTCCACGGCAACGACCTGAGACGGCGTGACCTCACGCAAACCACCCCAAGTCTGCGGCGACTTATCCTCGGCACCGGAAATCGAAAACATGCCAGCCTGCTGCTCGCGCCCCTCGATGGAACACCAGCACCAGTAAGCCTTCCCGGGAACATACGTCGTCCCATGCGGCCCGCGACGGACCGTATACAGCACGACGATCACCTTGTCACGATACAGAATCGAATCAGGCTTCACCCAAGGAACCGGCACATCCTCGTAAGGATGCTCAGCAACCACGTCGGAACCCGACTTATCGTATGGATGACCCAAATCCCACGTTTCACGAGACATAGGCATCACATTCCATAAATACGGTTCACACCGACGCCAACAGTGCCGATAGGACCACGCCCGGACGCATAGCCATCCAGAATCTGCTTCTCCCTTTTCGACAGATACAGATTCGGAGACGCATCCTTGCCTGGCGGATTATCCTGCGGGTCGAAACGAGTGAACTGGTACGTTCCATTCGATTCGGTCTTGATATCCGAATAGCGGATGACACGCCACACCATCGAACAGATGACGAACTCGTAATCCTCAAGATCAAGGTCGCCGGACTTCAACCGTGGAACACAATTCGTGCTCGAAGTGGACGCGACGGTCTCCGCACGATGGCACATGTACGTGAGCCACGCGTTCGGATACCGTTTCAACACATCCGCGTCAGGAAGGCAATGAAGCTCCAAGCATTCCACCCAGTCAACGGCATCGGTAACACCATTCGACATCAGCGGAACCCCCCTAAGCGTCAAGAAGGCTACTTGCCCAGCACGTCCGCCTTGAAGGTCGAGACGGCCTCCTTCAGAATCGGAAGATAATTGCCGTTGACCCAGATGTCATAATTCAGCGGAGCCTGATGCGACAACATAGCGCCGATGAGACCATCGTTCACGCTCTTGTTGATCTCATACTCCGAGTTCTGGGCCTCGGCGGTAGGACCGGACAGGGTGGCACCCAACGACGAATCGTTGAACGACGGAAGCAGAACGAACGTCTTATCCGGGAACGCGGTGGAGACATCGGCATCCATATCGAAGGTGTTGTCGAGATTCAAATCCTCGTAAGCCTCATCGACCAGAAGCACATCGGTGATGCCGGACTGCGCACGAAGCACATCCAACACCTCCTGACGGGACAGCTTGGTCTTGGAATGCTCCAAATCCATGCCGGACACCTGAGTACGGAAGAACTCGTTGGTGCGCATGGCATCGATGACCACACCGGTGGTGGCGACCGCGTGCGGCTTGCGACCATAAGCCTTGCGCATGATCTTCACCCAAGCCTCGATGTCGTCGCACGGGTTCGACTTGTCGTTGTCCCAAGTGGTGGTCGGCTTCACATCCTGCTGGTTGCCCGGACGCTTGAACGAATACGTCACATCGACGCCGTTCTCCTTGATGACCACCTTGCCGGTCACCAAGCACTGCAAACGCTCCAACTCCTCGGTCACACCGGCCTGCTGGCCCAAAGCCTCGAACTTCGCCTCGGCCTGATCGTGGATATATGCGGTATCGTCCTGATGCTTGGAGATATCACGCTCGGAAATATGGTCCATACCGGACAACGGCAACAGGCCGGTATGAATCTCGGCGGTCGAGGTCTCGGACTTGGTGTGCCCGATCTCGGCGTCCAACGCACGATGCTTCATCGCACGGGTCTTGGACTTCGGAATGACCGGAGTCCACGAAGCGGTCCAATCACCACCATTGGAAGTGACCGGGAAAATATTCGACAACGGCAGGATGCCGTTCACGTAATCATGTCCCGCCTGAGCAACCTCGGTCGCCTCGGACGGCGGGATGATGGTCTTGTCAATAGCCAAGAAAAACTCCTTAGATACGCAAAAACCCACCGCGATGGGTGGGTTTCACAAAATTTTTAGAGGTTAAGTGACCGTCAATCAGGAAATCGTGATGTTCACGGTCTGTCCGTTGGACAAAGTGGCCTTGCCAGCGGTGATGGCCTTGGACGACGGGTCCTGAGTCAATTCGATCTTGGTGATGGTCGCACCATCCTTGCCAGCCGGACCCGGAGTGCCAGCCGCGCCGGCCGAAGCGGACAACGGCTTCACAACGTCATCCTCAACGTCGTAGAACTCGCCGCCCCACACGGCACCAGCCTCCGGCTTCACCGGAAGATTCGAGGCCACGATGTCGCCACGATAGGTCATGCCCACGGTCGGGTTGTCCAAATCCCAACCGGACAGGTTGATGTTCACGGACACCATGGATTCAAGCAGACCAGCGATCTTAGTCTGACGGCCATCGGTGGCCTGCTTGTCATACGGACCATACGAGCCGACGTTCGCGCCGGAAGTGATCTTCGCCAGCGGAATGCCGGAACGAATGTAAACGGTCGTGGCCTTCGGGCCGACACCGGTCAGATACTTGTTGTCTGCGGTCTTGAACAATTCCGGCACGATGGTGACGGACACCGAATCATTGGTGTTCTTCTCGCCATAACGCCAGGAATTGTCCTCCTCAACGGTGACGATACCGGAGGAATGAACCATCTCTTGAGTCATACGCTCAATCCTTTCAAAGAATCAGTAGGAAACTACTTGCTGCGCTTACGTGCCTTCTGACGTTCCATCACACGCTTGTAAGCGTCGCCCGGCTGACGTTTCGGATGCGAGGTGCCGGACGGGAACTCGGCCTGCATGGCTACCTTGCGGGCCAGAGCATCCTCGGTCTGCTGCGGTTTCCTCTCCACCTTGGAAGTGTCAATCGGGTTGTACGCCGCATACTTCTCAGCCCACGACGCGATGGCCTCCGGCTCCGTTGCGGGGCAGAGGTCGGAAAGAACAGCGTCCGTGATCTGCGGATACTTAGCCTTGGCTTCAAGACGCGCAATCTGCGTCTTCGCGGCCTTAAGCTCCGCATCAGCGGACTGGAAAGCCTTGTAATTGGCCGAAGCACGGTCCTCGTTCTTACGGCTCATAGCCTTCCATTTGGCAAGCTCGTCATTATCGGACGGCTTGGAAGAATCATCGGAACCCTTCTCATCAGCCGGAGCGTCATGCTCGACGGCGGGTTCGTCAACCGGAGTGGTCTGAGCATCCTTCACGGAATCCTCGACCGTTCCGGCCTGTCCAACAGTCTTGTCCTTTTCGGATTCGACTTCATTATCCTGAGAGGCCATAAGACCCAATCTCCTTAATACTTAAGCGGCCAGTCCCAAAAAACCGCGAGAATAAGCCAACAGGCTGCTCACATACTGCCAAGCCTGTTTAGTGTGGACTGTCTTTTTGAACTCATACGAACGCCCATCGAAACGGAATTGAACCGAATCCTTGTCGCCATTCAGCAATTCCTTGTATCGGGCGTTGAACTCGGTCGCACGGGCGAACATGCGCTCCATCTGGGCGTGGGTCATCTTCATGTCGGGCAAACGCCATTCCGACGCATTCGAGTTCACCGGAGCATCCTTGCGAAGCAGCACAGGCCCAAGCTCGCTATTATTGACGACCTTCACGCGAAGCTTCGTCAAATCCGTCGCGCTCGTGGAATAATCACGGCCCGACGTTTTGCCAGCGGCCTTGTAAATCGTCATCAGATCATCCGAGTTCAATTTCAACCCGGGGTCGTTCGAACCGACGATTGGAGCCACCGTACACTTGCAACGATTGTGCATGGGCATCAAATCAGCCCTCGTGAACGTGTTCGTGGCGGCTACGACGCACAGGCCACAGGAACCCGTCTTCGACAATTCAGGATGGATGACACGCCTGTAACGTTCGACACCGGAACTCCTGTAACGCGACTGGATGGCACGATTCTGCGTCACATACCCGTCAGTGACCGCATTGTTCTCCAACTGGATTTTCGCGGACATCAGCCAAGCCTTAACATGGTCGGCTGCGGACTGGTCGGCGTCCTTCAGAATCTCATCCCACGTAGCAGGTCGAATCCCAGGATTCTTCACAGCCTGAGTACGATACGTGTCGGCGACCCTCATGGCGACCTGCCACGGGTCCGTATTCGCACGGACGACCTCATATTGGGGAATCTCACCCAAACCGTTCACACCGGCCAGACGCAGCATCGTATCCGCATACGAGATGCCCTGCTGGCGCATCGCCTTCACGAACGCGATATGCTGCTGCGTCACATAAGCCGCAGCGCCCTCGGCCACCGCATCATTCCACCAGTCTGAAGGAGTCAGGCTACGCCACATGTTCCAAGCCCTGCGGACGAACTCGTCAACCAGCTTCACCCGCTGGTCGTCCAACGCCTGAACGGCAGCCAACGCGCTATCGGCCATCAGACCCCCATAACGTCGGACGAATCATCTGACGGCAACCCATCGGACGACATCGAATCCAAACCGGACCCGTCACCCAGATACGAGCCGTTCATCGTCGCATCAGTCTGCTTCGCCGACGAATCCAAAGCCGCGTTCTGCTGCGCCATGGCATTCAGGAAACTCGTATCCTGGGCATCCTGAATCATCTCCGCGATCTCCGTCTCGGTCATATGCAGATAGCGACGGGCGATGGTCTTCAAAGGAAGAACACCCTTCACCTGAGCCGCAGCCTGACACTGCTCCAACTCGGACGGAAGCTCCAACGGCTCCCAAGTCGTCTCGAAACGCTCCTCCGACGCGTTACTGCCGGAAGCGGTCAACGCCATCTTCAATAGGAGCACGAAAGCGTCATTGGCCCTCATGTTCATGTCACGGACCTTCAACCGCAGCATACGGGTCGTCAGCTTCGCACCCTCGGCGGAACCAGCCACATCAGGCGAAAGAATCGACAACGGAGTGCCAGTGGCACCTGCCAGAAGCTTCACATCGGAAGCGGCCGCATTCACAATCGGCGTGATATCCGTAATGGACGATTCGCCAATCTTCGCATCGGCGGGAAGCAGCCACAACGCGGCGGGACCCATCTCGAACAGTTCCGAATAGTCGATCTTGTCACCGGCCTGAGCCTTACCGGCCTTGACCGCAGGGTCGTTCTTCTGGTAATACTCAGGCATGTCGCCGGACACCCAACGCTGCTTGAACGCCTGCATCTCCTGAATGCAGAACCGTTGAAAACGCTGCTGGTCGATGGACCTCAACGTCTTCAAGGAAGCCTCGAACTGGCCCTTGCCGTTAGGAGTGGTCAACTGCACGATGGGAAGACACCCGCAATCAAGGGCGAACTTCCAATCATCGCCGGAAGACTGGCCCTCCCACTCGAACTGCGCCTCGAACTCCGGGCGCTTCTTCGAATCGTCGTTGGCAAGGTCATACACGGTGTCCTCGTCATCTACCGAATCGGAAGGCAGTGTGCGCGACTTGACCTCATGCTTCGCGGTACGCGAATAGACGCTCTGAATCTCACCGTCATCATTACGGACGATGCGATACAAAGTCAACCGTTCGATCTGCTCTTCCTCGGACCACCCATACACCACAGCCGAATCCTTGTCGTCGGACACAACCGTGCTCCATGGACTCAACCGTTGGATATACGAAGGATTCTCCCTGCCGAGAACCATCGCATACGCGGCACCGTAGATCGCCGCATCCATGAACATGTTCAACGAACGGACATCCATACCGCACTTATCCCACATGTCATCCGCATCCGTGCTCCGCATCGTCTTATCGGCGACAAGACGAAAACCGGTAGGATGCTGCGACGTGATAACCGCATCCGCAATCGTATGCGCCAGATTCAACGGGCAGATATCCACAAAACGCCTATACACGGCACTGGCCGTAGTGGTCGCCGCCTTCGGCACGGACTGCAACGGAACCGTCTCACGACCGTCATAAAACGTCTTCAACACACACAGGTCAGGAATACGATTCTGCAAACGCGTCGCAAGACGCGTCAACGCCATACCGTCACCATCAGGCTCGTCATCACCAGTAACAAGACTCTGCATATTAGAAGATGTGGAAGCCATACGAACACTCCAAAAATCACCAGACCCGCTGCGGCATCACCCGCTGCGGAGTCTCATCCTCGAACTGGCCCAAATACTTCTCACGCGCCGCATAAGCCAAAACGCCAGCCATGCACGCATCGATTTTGTGCGGACTCTTAGGCGTCTCCTTATGAATCTGATAGCCCCAACTCTTCTCACGCCGCTTCGCGTTACGGAAATGCGACACAAGCCTCGGGTCGGCACACAAAAGAATATTATTCGGGTCAGGCTCCCCTTCCTCAACAGGCTCGGGAGCATACTCAAACGACGAATGCGCGCACTGCAACGCACGATACATATCCTGCGACCAGTTATTCGTCCAAAACTTCATCATCGAAGACTGGCCACGGGCGAACACCTTCATGCCACGCCCATACTCAGCCTCCCAGCCGCCAATCATCGACTCGAAGAAATGCGCATCAGCGAAACAGCCGATGACATTGTAATTCTCGAACATACGACGCACGGCGGCATCGAAACCATCACGGTCAACACGCCAATCAGGGTCCGCATTATCAGGCCGCTGCTGCAACTTGATAAGAAACAGCAGACCATCGGACACGCGACAACCAACCAACGCGGTCGAATCATTACGAATCGAACCATCGAACCCAAGCGTGATCTCCTCATCCTCGTCAATGAAATCCTTCCAGACCCCATCCAAACGAGACGACGAGCCGACAGCACGGCCATACAAATCCCTGTAAGCCAAATGCGACTGGATCGCAGGCTCCGTAAGCCACGAATCCTCACTCGACGCACGAGAGTTCAAATAATAACGAATCGAATCATTCGGGTCCGAATCAGGCTGGTAAATCTGCCCCATCAGACCATGAATGTCAACCCAACCATCCTTCGACGGTCCCGGCTCGACGCCATCATCACGAAGCGAGAACCCCTCAACCGAATAACCATCGGCATCAACGGCCTCGATACGCCCATCAGGAAGAATGATGTAATCCTTACCATCATCCGAATGGGCGGCAGAACCATACGACTCATACAACGCGTGCTCAAGCTTCTTCTCATCAGGAAAATCCTCGATAGGAAGCGTCGAATACCGATAGTCGAAATACAAGCCCTTATAATGCTTGGAACGGCCAGCCTGAATATCCTCCGCGATCTTCAACGTGTTCTCCGCCACACTGTTCTGACCCGGACGGAAATACGTCGTCATCTCCAACACCCAAGGGTCGGCATCCAACGAACGCTTCGGAAGATTACGCTGAACCGTCTTATACATCGAATGATGCTTCGGCAGCGTATACAGATGCACCTCATCCATCAACGCGAAAGTCTCAAGACCACCATCCTTCGACGCATCACCGGAAGTCGTGGGAATAATCTCCCCACCCTCCGGCAAGCCGATACGGGTCTTCGTGACCTCCATGCCGAAACCCTGCAACTGGGCCAACGGGCCGGAAGTGCAGTTATAGTAAATCGAATCGAAGATATTGCCCGACTGGTCCTCGGACGTAGCCAAACACAGAATCTCAGGACGCTGGACAGGACGGCCAACAGGCTCACCCGGCAGATAATAGTAAGTCTGACCAAGAAACGTATACGTCTCACCCGGCTTAGCCCAATGGTCGAAACGACACGGGCCAAAAGCCTCGAACAAGGCCAGATCATTACCCAAGCCACTCTTGTTGCAACCCTTCGGACGCCACAAGCTCACACGATTGAACCTGCGCCGACCATCCGGCTTCAACGCATAGGCGTTCAAATAGAACTGGATATACTCAGGACTATGAGTGACAGGCTTACCGGTCGCACCACCGCGACCTATGAGACTGAACGTCTCAACCCACCACAACGCCAAACGTCCAAGACTCCTACGCCTATCCTCATAAGTCAGGTTAGGAATCATCAAATGCATGTCAGCCAGCCGCCTCGATCTTGCGACGCCAAGCATCGATATCCTGAATCACAGCATGATTCGAACCATCCGAAGCGGCATGGTCGTCAGCCTCCGGCACATCAAACTTCAACGCACGCATCGAAGCCGGAGTCCAACCCAACTCGTCAAACAACTGACGCACGACCGGCATCAACGTCGCATAACGACGAGTCGAAAGCATCTCATTGATCGTCGCGAAACCCAACTGGACAGCCATCCAGGAAGGAGCCGAACGCAACATCGAAGCATTCGGACTACGCCGATACTCCTCATACCAATGAGCAACCAACGGCAACCACTCCCCACCCTTGGGGAAAATCTGGTTAGCCGGAGGCAAATCAGGCCCCAACTTCCCATCAGGAATCTCCAAAACCTGATTACCGGAATCACTCGTCTTCCTGCCCATAACATCACTCCCCGCAAAGCCCCATTACGGGACGACAAGCGCGAAGCCCGTTACGGCACTACGCGCACCTGCGATGAACGACAATCCGATTAGCCAACGAGTTTTCACCACCCTGCTCCAACGGCACACGCCAAGCGCCAACCGGAAAATCATCACTCAAAACATCAACCGACCGGTCAAGCGGCAACTCACAAACCGGACACGTATGAGAACACGCGTTCCACTCGTCCTCGGCAGTCCAAAAACCAGTAGGAACACTCCCCCGCCGCCCGACACGGGCATTCGACCGAGGCTCCCACAACACCGACTTCAACGGCTGCGGAGTACGATTGGGAGCCGCACCCTCAGCCTTCAAACGCTGGAAACGCTTACGACAACGAGCCGAACAAAAAGCCTTGTCCCGACGCTCAGTCTCAAAAAAAGAGCCACATGCCAGACACGCACGACTCATACGACGCTTACGGGCACCACTGCCACTACGCCGCCAACGATCATAATGAGACCTACACATCCCATGAGCATGAACAGGCCCATCACACCCATTCACACTGCACTCACCCTCAGCTAACCGAACGCGGGATGCCTGTACCAACGAGCCTCCTCACGCTCAACCCTCTTCCTTCGCCGCACGTCAGCCGACTCCAAACCAGTCTTATAAGCATGATGCGCACGGCAAAGAACCTGAAGATTATCCCAAGAATCATCATCCGGCTGACCATCCTCGGCACGAACGATATGATCGACCTCATTCGCATGAGCGCCACACGGACGCAACACGCCATCATCACCGATCACCGGATACTGGCAACGCCACCCGTAATAATCCAACACCTCACGACGCGTCCGCTCCCAACCAGGATTGAACCGTTCCTTACGATGCGACTTATTCCAATCGTTGGTCATCACCACTCCTCAGTGCTTCAGGAGGGAATCGAACCCTCACGTCACAGGACAACGCATTTTGAGTGCGCCGCGTCTACCATTCCGCCACCAAAGCAAAAGAAAACAGGCAATCCCCACGCCAACACTCACCAAAAACATGGGGATCGCCCGTCATCTAACCCAAACCGCCATAAGGAAATCCAATGGCAAAAATGGCTTTTTACCGCCAGCCACGGCGCGCGGATGCTGAGGGAGTCGAACCCCCGGACCGTTCCCGGTCGCCACCTTAGCAAGGTGGTGCAATAAGCCACTCTGCCAAGCATCCAAAAGCAAGAGCCGCCATAGCGACTCAGGAGACTGTTCCCGCAGACTAGGCGGGTCAGCTGAAACTAGAGCCGCCACAAGACGACTCCGAAGACCTTTCCCACAACCTGTGGGTAGGCTGAGCACAGCATGTTGGACTCGAACCAACATCGACGGTTTTGGAGACCGTCATGCTATCCAGTTGCACCAATGCCATATGCGAGGATGGTCACACCCATGAAGCGTGACCATCCACCGAGTCGCCGTTAACGGAAGCGTCCGCCGCTTTCATCTCCAGACAAGCCAACACCAGCGGTAGGCACTTGCCCTCGGGGGTAGTACTACTTCCCCAACGCGGAATGTGAAGGATTCGAACCTCCGGCACTTCACAGTGCGACTGCTTTCGGGACAGTTGCATTAAACCACTCTGCCAACATTCCAAACCCAACTTAGTTATTGTCCAAGTTGGCATGACAGCGGCATGGTGGACTGGCTTTTACCACCAACGGCAAGGAACGTGGTCGTTTAGCGCCCCGTTTGGCCGTGCCTCCCCTTCGGTCGTCAACCGCCTGACTAAGGCAGGGAGCCTCTTGACATCCACAAGTTCCATGTTGTCTGTTCGAGCAATGCCTTCGGTTTCACGGACAGCTACCTCCGTGAAACCTAGAGCAAACCTCGGGAATCGAACCCGACAACCAAAAGGCTGTGCCAACAGGATTGCAAGTCAGCCCCAAAAAACAAATGGCGCAGCCATATAGGCGACACCGGATGGGACCGGCACAAGAAACGAGGATGAACAAAATCTCACGGACAATCCAAAAACACACACTATATTCCGGGATTCATCCACCCTCAAAGGGTACCCAGCCGGATTCGAACCGGCAACTCACCACGCATAGGCAAGAGAGCCAGAAACCCATGCGCGACTAACACTCCCACAAGAGCGATAGGAACCATGTGCGAGATCAAACGGCGGTACCAACAAGCCTCTCGCATTGGACTTGAAACCGAATCGCACCTTACCTAGGAAGATGCCATCTGCGGACAGTGAGAGATTCGAACTCCCGGACCCGTTAGAGTCGGTCGCTTTCGAAGCGACTACCTTAAACCAGACTCAGCCAACTGTCCCTAGCGGTGCTCCTTATGAACACAAACGTCCCAACGGTCGGAATCCTTAACCAAGAGACAAGGAGCACCACCGAACCGCTTGCCGGAATGACACCCACAATGACGCCATGCGTCCTCCAAAATTCATTCCGACATGCGACAGCATACTCATACCTAACGTTGCATCAACGTTGCAATGAAAACGGCGTAGAATACGGCGTGTCGCGTGGTATGCTGAAGACGATTTCAATGTGAACCCAACATCGTCGTTGTCATGTCACGTTTCATGCGCGGACTTTTTCAGACGGCGCGCACTATTTCTACCA